GTCAACAGCCTTACAAACTCCTATGCACTTTCATTGCATAGGGTTTGAAGTCTGATATTCAATGTTTTAAAAAAATAGCTTTTTAAGAGACGTTCATTTGAGGTTGTTTTTTTATTTAGATAGGGTCTAAATGACTGATTATAAGGGCATAAACTTGAATAAAGTTTCTTAAAATGTGGTTTTTTTGTTTACATTTTCGTATATTTAACTATGTTAAACAATCAAATATTAAACGTTATGAGTAACACAAAGACAGCAGCAAAAAAAGAAACTGCAAAAACCGTAAAAGCGCAAAACACAAAAGGCGCAAAAGTTGAAAAATCAACTGCGAAAGTTGACGAAATTTTAAACCCAACTGCAGACGGCAGGATTAAAAAACTGGAAACCCTTAACAGGCTTGCCGAGAAAAAACAGAAAATTGACCGAAAGTTAAACGAGCTCACAAACTACAACGCGAGCAATGACGGGCAACATGCAGAAATGAAATTTGCCGCTAATAACGGCTATCATTTTACAATTAGTAATCCTGTTACTATCGAAAAGCTTTTAGCAGGGATCCAAACCGAACTTGAAGGACTGCAGAAGAAAACAGAAAACGAAATTTTAGAATTTTCAATTTAACCAATTAAAAACCCCGGGACCGTTCGCACCGGTGCCGGGGTTTAATTCAAATCTCTACCCATTATGACAACAAGTAAGAAAAACAAAAGTAAATCATTCCTATTTAGCGAGCAAGTTAAATCAATACTTCACGCTCACGGACTTTCAAAAGTTTTCAATTATTCAGATTATACATTTTTTAAGGCAAAAGCAAAAACAGCTTTTAACCCTGTACAGGCAATTGCGCAAATGTTTATCGCTGAATACAGAAACCAAAGCGACTACAACCAATACCAATTTTAAACTATCTACGCCATGACAACAAATATTTTTGATATAGCCGAAGTAAGTATCTCTTACAAGTTTGGCAGAATCACAGCCGACAGAAACAAAATTAAATCTTCTCAATGCGCTTCAATAATAGCCAGAGAAGCAGCAGCCGACCATATAGAACACTATGAGTGTTTTTATATTATGATGCTTAACAATGCTAACCAGGTGTTAGGTATATCCCGAATTTCCCAGGGCGGTATCACAGGCACTTTAGTCGATGTAAGGCTAATATTTCAAAATCTACTAAAAGCCAATGCAACCGCTTTTTTAATGTTTCACAATCACCCCAGCGGAACATTAAAACCCTCTGAAGCCGATAAAATAATTACTAAAAAAATAAAAGAGGCTACCCAGTTTTTTGACATCAAATTATTAGACCACCTAATAATAACAAGTGAAGACTATTTAAGTTTTGCAGATGAAGGCCTGCTTTAAAAATGATTAAAACCCAAAATATTACCAACTGCGTTAAAATTTTTCAACGCAGTTGGTAATATATATTCTTAAATTTCAAAAAAAATCGCCCCTGGCGGGGCGGGCTTGGTTTTTAACAAAAGTTAAAGTTCTAAGAAAACCTTCAAGATTTAAAGAAATATATTTTAAAACAGGCTCAAAAAATTAACCCATAAGTTTTTATTACTCTCCATTTAAATCAAACCCCTTACTTTCGGCATACTTTAATATCTCGGCACACATCTCATAATTTTCCTTCGCTTCTTCTTCAAGGAGCCTTTGCTTTAACCTTCTTTCCGATAAATCACCATTTAAACCTATAACCGTGATTCCCCCTTTTTTATTTCCTCCTGAAGCGAACCAATTATTAAAAGATTTTTCAGAAACAGGTTTGACCATATATAAATCTTGACATTCATCTGTAAAAATCTCAGTAAAATTCAAACCATTAGATCGAGAAGGATTAGAAGAAATACAACGCCGAACAACGTCTCCTTCTCTCCATTCCACCGTAATTTCCGGACTTCCATTTTTGGCGAAAATTAAAGCCAACTCAATTTCCTTTTGACTCATTTCGGTAAACTTGAGCGTTACCCTTTCAATCTGGCCTTGCTGCTCAAGCCACTCATAAATAACAGAGGGATTTTCTTTAACAAGGGATCTTAAATATCTTTCTGCTTCAGGTGTCATAATAATTCGATTTCCTCAAATATACAAAATAAGTCATTCCCCCTTCGGGGGCTAGGGGGCCTCTAATAAGTCCCGGGATCTATCACCGTGCTACTCACTTTTTTATCGGCCAACCTTACCCAATCGCGGCGATATACCAAGTATTTAAAGGCATCAGAAAAGTTCGTACTGTACAAGGGTAGTTTTTTTAGTGGTAAATTCTTTTCGTTGTCTTTATCCTTTTTGATGATCGTATTGCCATTGCGGTCTTTCCCTATTTTTGTTTTTGCCAGTTCTAAACTACTTTTTAATTCCCGGCATTGGTGCCTATCCATCCGCATTTTTGGGAGTTCTGGGTAATACTCGCCCAGTAGTTTCTTTACAAAAACAAATTCCTGTTCCTGGGAAATTGTCGCCTGGTTACGGCTCATTAAATTCACACGCCAATCGGTAGATTTCCCCTCATATTTCTCAATATGATTTTTAATTTCCGTAGCCCAGTCGCGCTTTACTTTCTCGTACTGATTCCCCGAACGATCATAGTACATATCTAGCACCTTAGTTTTATGCCCTTTAAAGAAATCTATAAACTTTTTCGCCAGTTCCTTACTACTTTCTGGCGCCAGCGTGTACAAGTTTTTCAATAGATAATAATAGCGGCCCGCAGGCTGCCCTAAAACCATACTACACTGGTTCCCAAAATCGATTCCGCACTCCAGGGGTTTGTCGTGCTTAATGTAGCGAAGCCCTTGAGAACTACCTTCAATTTTATCGCCTATGCTAAAATTGCTCTTGTAATAATCAATCAGCAGACCATCATCATAATAATGATGCGTGCCCAGGTTCATATAAAAGCGCTCCCCGGCTTTTAATTCACTTTTAAGGGAAAGGATCGCGCTTTTAAATTCCTCCAGACCTAAACTCTCCAGGGCAATTTTAAAATAGTTCTTCCGCAAGATCTCGGCATTGGTAAAACTGGAAACCGTGTAAAACATTGTGAGGTCCATTCGCGATTTTACCCATAACTGGTACCAGATCACATATCTATTCTGTAAACTTTTAATCCTGGCCTTATTGCCTTTTTTCTTAGCTTTTATCAGTTTTATCCGTAAATCGTTCAATTCTATTCCCGCCTGCAGGGCTGCAATTACCTGCTCTTTGTTCATATCCTTCTCTCGGTCTAGGATCCAGTCGTGCTCGCCGTCTCCAATATTCGGCATATCGGTAGTGGCGGTAATGCCTAAAAAGTAAGGGGAGTGGCCAAACTGTACATAATCGCCACGTAGTGCTGGGAAAAGCTTTTTAAGCTTATCGTAATTACAATTTTTTGCTTCATCGATAAAGAAATGCTGATAAGAGTTACCCGCCAAAGAGGTAGGCTGCGCCAGGGAACCAAGGTTAAAAAAATGCCCATTAAAGGTAGAAATCGTATGCTTATACGTCATTGGCGGCTTGTAGGGCTTATCAAAATTTTTCGGTGGGCGTTCATCTACCACAAAATGAACACCTTCACGCCAGCCACGTCGCTGCGTCCAACCCTCCAACAGCGAGGGCACAATATTCCGCAAAGCATTATCATAAGTATCGGCCACAAATGCAGAGTAGGCCCGGGGCATATCGTAAATAACGTTCTGGCTACGCTCTGCCTGTATCTCGGTAGTTTTGGAGGTGCCACGGCCACCAACTAAAAATAAATCCTTCGGACTTATTAAATCAATGGTCTGGTTTATCCAGGACGAGTACGATATCTCGGCCTGCTTGGAGTTTTTAAGACTTTCTGGGATCTGCATCTGGTAAAAATTCTAAGTTTCCTAATCCTGCTTCCTGGGCAGCGAGCTCTTTTACTTTTTCTGAAATTTCATTAGGCAGGGAGTTTATAAATTCGGCCAGTTCTTTCTTAGGCTGTGGTTTTTTACCAAGATCAGACATATTCGTGGTGTAGATTTTAATCATTTTATCATAAGCACCATCGGGGATATCGGTTTCATCTTCAAAATTGGCCACAACAACATCTTTCAGTTCCACCAGCATTTTATTAACCTTAGCGGCATCGCTCACATCTTTCATTTGCACCGTAGAGAAAGAGATGATTTTCTCCATTTTACCGGCTATGATATTTAACCAGGTACTTTTGGAGAGCTCCACATCAGAAAAGAAATATTCCATTGCCTGGTTAAAAGCTTTATTGGCTAGATAGCGTGAAAGGCCTTCAACCTTTATTAGATGATTCACAATAGCATCTTTACCGCCGTAACGATCTATTCGGTGATGCATTCCACGAATCTTATCCATAAGGTCCAGGTAATCTATAATCTCCTGGGGAGCGTCATCGGGATCACCATCATCTATAAAAGCATAAATGTGCTCCAGAGAAACATCTTCTATCTTATTAAGCTTTGTGATTTTATTCTTCATTATAGTAAGTTTCACCCCCAAATAAGATTTGCTCTTTCAGGTTTTCAACGTGAACGGCATCTTTATTTTTCTGCCAAATCTGCATTGCGGTAAGATTTCCCGCTTTTGCAGTCTCCAGGGCTTTTTGATTAATCATAAAATCGGCTTCCAGCCTGCCTTTATCATAATGATGCCGCACCAGGTTCGCTTTATCCAACCAGGCTTGCATAAATGCCGACTTATCGTAGCCCATCACCTTCGCAATTTGCTGCGGACGGTAATTGCAAGCGGCGTAATCCTCCAGCTCCTCAAGCTCTTCCTGGGATAATCTTATTTTTTCAGGCATCATTTTTTATAACTTCCTTCCACGCTTCTTTTTACTCGATCAATTTGGCGCTGTCTAAGCCACATTAAAGCTTCTTCAAGTTTAGTTATCACTAAACTTGATTCCCGGCTTGGTACCAGTTTACTTTTAAACTTAAGATCGTGAATCATTACACCTAATAAATGCTCGTGTAAAGTGCCATTTCTTTTTTCAACATTTTCATCACCTAATTTGCTACCTCTAACAAAACGAATTTCAACAGGCTGCGGAATAGAGTAATACTCTCCATTGCTTGCTTTTTTACCTACTGTTTTTTGGATACCCTTACCATCTATCACTTCGTATTCCGGAATTCTGTAAGTGGTTCCTTCTTCTATAATTTCAAAATCTTCTTTTAAATCAATTTCCATAATTGTTGTTTTAAACTATTAAACAGCCTTCAAGCTGCCACCATCGGCAATATGTCTCGCTTTTTCGGGCGCAAACAAATCCATTCTAAAATCAAACAATCCTTTGCTATTAGCAAAGGTGTACTGCTCCATTTGGGCATTTTCTGCCCAGTTCCCACTCCCCTCAATCACATAATAATTGGTTTGCCCTACCCCTTCGGGAGAGTTGGAGGGGGCTTCCAACAGGCAAACTTTACTGTGGTTCCAGCCAAACAACACTTTTAAATTTGGGTGTGCTGCAGCTACGCTTAACAGCATATCTATGGTAGTGGGGTTTCGCTTTATCATAGAGTCCGATATTAACAGCGTGATTTCGTCTATCATCCCCGCAGTATGCATTTCTATAAGCGAATTAATTACCCGGCGGCTTATACTGTACGTACTCGCGTAAAGGCTTCTTATTTTGAGTGTCTTGGCCACAAAGGGAATAAAAGTAAAGGCATTAAAGGAGTTCCAGGTTTGCAGAAAAAAGAACTCTTCTTCTTCCGGGAGCCGCTTTAAGTTTTTATCCAGGTGTGTTACATTTTCAAAATGCGCAAGCAGGTATTTATTGGTAAAATGACGATGCGGATCCTCCTGAATAGATGGATCCGCTTTTTTTTTCTGAATATCAAAAAACCTGTTTTTAGCCATTATTCTTCTTGTATCGGTGCTCCAGTAATTCTTTCTCCAGTAACAACCGGTTAAAAGTCGTTTTAAACTTTTCTTTTGCCGGGCCTTTAAGCTTTTTAAGCTTTTTCTTATCCCGAGACACATTGGCTCGCACTGTGTGTAACCTTCTAACTACCTGTAAATCGCCAAGCGCACGCACATCTCGTTCTATGGCCAATTTCCAAAGTTTGGGGTGTTTGCCTAGCACTTCACCTTCTTCTTCAAAATAGTCCAGCTCTTCAAAAATTACCCGGTTTTCTGTCCAGTTACGTACTGCAGCAGCTATTTTATTCCCCAGGGCTTCATCTAATTTTTTATTCTCTTTTGCAGCCTTGGTAAGCTGCTCGTAATAAGCTTCAAAATTGCGATGCGCAGTGATCTTATCGGCCACTAAAACCTTAAATTCATCGGGGCAGTTAGCATCATTTAAGAAACTATACTGCTCCCGAATAGGTTTATCTAGGCCTTGCTGTGCTTTTTTTTTGCAGCCGAGATAAAATCCTTAATGGTATCCCCCTTTTGATCTTTGGGATCTTCATTAATGTAATCGCTTAAAGTAGCAGCAAAAGACTTCGCAGAATTATAAGATTCAGCTTCTACATCAAAACCGCCAAGATCTTTTTTCAAAAATTCAGCTTTTTCAGATGCCGCAGCAACTTTTTGTTTTTCGTGATCGATATCAGCTTCATCGTTCTGCGAAGCTTCTTTTTCTTCAGTAGTCACCTTGAGCTGAGTCGAAGGGTCAACCTTTTGTTGCTTTACTTTCTCGGCTTCATACGCATCCCGGGCAGCAATAAATTGAGACAATTCGCCCATTTGATCAATAATATCTTCTGGGATTTTATCACTTGGAAGCCTATTTATTTCTTCATTCAGAATTTCTTCACATTGCTTTAATTCCTCTAAATCGGTTTTTTCAAAATCTATTTCTTCAACAGCTTGGCGAAGTAATTTTAAAGCCCCGTCAAGACGTTCTCCTTCTAACTTCGCTTCGGTCTTTTTAGATTCCTTTTTACTTTGATTTCTATAATTTGCAAGGGCTAAATCTGATATGTCGTGCAGCTTTTTAAGCTGATACAATAAATCTTCCAAACGAGCGGGAGAGTAGCCCAGGCTATTCATATACCTTACCTGGCTATTATCGTGATTTTTACTCTTGCGATAAAGCGCCAGGGCTTTATTAAATTGCTCCTGCGGATTTCCTTCCCCGCTGGCCAAAAATTTTAAAACGTCATTTTTCATAATATTCAGTTTTCGTCATTTTAATTAGTTGTAAATATTGCAATAACCCACGGCTCGTGGTGTGACAACAAAAAACCCCCGCAATTGCAGGGGTTCTTGACATAAAAAAAACAACCAACTTAACTTTATGCAGTTCTCGTTTGTTCTATTAAATACGTAGTCGCACCGGCTTTAAACACCTGTAAAGAAATAGTCGCATTTTTTAGCGCAGTCCAATCAGATGCTTCCGCTAAAATAACGTCTATACTCGGCTCGGTAGTTCCGGGGCCACTGGTTAATACAGCAGAATCAGAGCCACCGCCACCAATTAGGCTTACTACTTCTCCATGAGCAAGCTCATTAGAAGCAAATTCAACAGCAGTTGCAGCTATCGTAGAGGCTTCCAACTGGTACCTATATCTATTAGCTACGGTTAAGGCAATAGCCTCTGGAACAACAGTAACAGGAGCATCAAAAGACAGCGAACCGGTGTAATTGTAAGGCACCTGGTCTGTTCTTTGTGTTTGCTCAAATACTACATTCCACATAGTCCCGTCGTTATCGTCTTGAAACGCCGGCTTCATCTTCATAGGAGAGCAATGGGTACCGTAAACAGTCTTATTATCATCTCTGCAAGTCCCGGCGATTAATATCCAATCTTCCCCAAGGGCGCCATTTACAAACTCTCTAATTTCTACAGAATTCCCAGGATGCGATCCTTCAAACTTTTGTGTGATACCTACAGCATCTTCATCTCCTTCACTTTCTCCACTTCCCGCTTGTTTGCTAGAAGTAAGATAAATTTGAAGCATTTCGAAACCATCTTTTAAAATGAAATTCCCGTTCAATACAACGCCCCCGGCTCCAATAGCTGGCCAGGCAAGTATATCACTACTTCTTATCGCCGTAAGGTTAGGTTCTTTTGGCGTTGGCGCACCTGCAGATCTTCTTGCCGGCTTAGGTACACTCTTTAAAATATTTTGCATAATTAAATTTTTAAAAAAGAGGGGCATTACAGCCCCTCTGTGATTATTCGGTTACACGGCAATTTCCCGGTTAACTTCTGTCCATACCCCGTCTATTCTTACCAGCTCTATGTAGTCTGCTTTTGTAGCAAGAACAGCATTAGAATCTACAGCAATATTTCCAGCCACATTTTGTACGGTTAACGTAGTAGTGGCTTTATCGGTCCCGTAAATAGTGATTTTCTTCTCGTCAACCCCATTTATAATTTCGGTAAGCGTTTCGCTTTGCGCACCTGCAAAATAGTATTCGCTATGTGCTTTTGCATCTACCACAGCTCCTTCAAACTTGTTATCGGTATCTGCGCTTGGCACTTCTGGCTCGCTTGTTCTTCTAAGCTCTTTTAGCTTCCCGTCTGGCTGCGCATACAAGACTAAAGTACCGCCATTGTTTAATGTGAAATCGGTATCTAAAAGNAAATCNGTATTCTTTTTCACAACTTTAGCAGCTGCCATTTCTGTGTTACCGGTAATTTTAATTACCTGGCCTTTTTTCGCTCCTTCAATCGCTGCTATATCGGTTTTAAATTCAGAATCTACTTTCATATTTTGGAAATGCACCTTTAAAATTCCGGTAGCATCGTCAAATACAGGTACAGTAGTAGAAGCAGGGAAAATAGGTACATCGTTACTCCATACCACCTGGCGCTCAAACATTGCTGGTTCCCCAGGCAATAATTTAGTACCTACAAACTGTAAGCGGATCCCTAATCGGTAATCTGCAAAAATATGGGTATCACGTTTTTCGTGCTGAATGGTGAATTTTCCTTTTTCAGAAACATTATAATCCATAATCTCCACATTCTTAGACTGGGTAATGGCCATAAATCCTGTTTTGGTCATGTCTTGAAGCTCCTGGAACATAATGTTAGGGAAATCAATTGGGTGATTTCTTTTATACTCCATACGGCCTTCATTCTCGCTCATATGCAATTGATAAACAGTTCCAGCTTTTTCGCGGTACCATTGTAATTTCTCTGCAGAAATTTGCAGTTCCAATCCTGGGCGCTTTCTGTCCTTCTCTGGAATTCTTTCAATAAGTTCTTTTACATAATCAAGAATTCCGGCCTTGGTAGGTTCGCCCATAGCAAAAGCACGGTATTTTTTCACCACATCACGGTAAAACCAGTATAAGAACAATAATCCATCTTGAGAGTTAACCGCTTCCCCGGGGTTACCGTCACCTTCTGGAGTCTCCACGTGAATCCCGTTAATTTGAGCATTTCTATCATCTACTTTTTGTTGCTTCACCAGTTCGGTAAGCAAGAAACCTATAAAGCTCATTTTCCAAGGATGAGAACCTACTTTATTGTACATTCTAATCCAGGTATTCTCAATTTCCTGCAATTCATACCCATCAAAAGTGATGTCTATTTTCTTACGGAAAACACGCCCGGTCTCTGCAGCGATCTTAAATTTATTCTTTGGCTTCCAACCTTTAGATCTACCCTGAACAATTTCCCCTGGAATAATTCTTCCGGAAGAATTTCTGTCCAATACTCCAGAACGTCTGGACCATTCTTTTGGCAGTTCTTCAAAATCGTTGAATAAGCTTTCTAAAGCCTGGGGGTTTTCCCTTACAAAATGCTCGGCATCTTTCTGTAATAATGGAATATATGCATCATCTTTAAAGTCGGTAGCCTTAGCCCCGCCTTGTTTTAGTCGCATATTCCACGGCCGGCCTTCAAAGGCATCATAATCCTTCCCTGTAGCAAACAGGTGAGTAGCGCTGTGTTTCATATTTTTAGCTTCCTGGTTAATAATAGCCAAAGGCGAATCCCCTTCAGACTCATCCATCAATTTCTTGAGAATGGCATCCTGGTCCTTTTGCTTTTTGTTGAATAGCTTGATTTGAGCCGATAGCTGTGCGTTAGAGCTTTCGTCTCCCTCTTTAGCATTAGCACCGTCGGGATCGTTCACCATTTGCTTTTTTTCCTCGTCGGTAAGACTCGTTTCATCCAGAAGCTTTTGCATTTCTTGTTTCGCTTCTTTCAATTCTTGCTGAGATTTTTTCAGCTCCTCGTTTTCATCCTCATTTTCGGCCATCTTTACGATTTCCTTATTAAAGGCTTCAAGCATTTTCTCAGTGTCATCTTCACCGAGGGTTCCTTCCAGCTTTTTCATCTGGTCGTCGCTAAAGGCGACTTTACCATCGGACACAGGAATTTCCTTTGCGCCCAATAGTTTCTTTACGTAGGCCGATGTTTTAGCCAGCATTGTAAAATTCATAGTTCAGGGGTTTAAATATTAATTGTTAGCATAATTATTCAGTTCATTCATTACATCTATATGATCTACGGCATCCTGGAAACTACCAGAACCGTCTAGCATCCCGTATTCCATCCCAAGATCAAAACCAAAGGTTTTACCTGTAAGCACTCCGGTAGCTTCTTTCAGTTTCCCGGCACGGCCAAAACGAACGCCGTTTTGAAACTTCCTGGCAATAGGGGACAGGTGTTCTTCTTTTATCTGGTCATACTTTCCTTCGCGTGCCAGGTGAAATGCTTCATTCTTATGTTTAGATTCTTTTGGGGTGATGTCGTGAAATACGTAGCCTTTTTCTTCCATAACCGCGCGGGTATCTACAAATGAGAAAACCACGCCTACACTTCCAACTCCGCTGGAGACTTCATTATCTGCCAGGATTTTATCGCAAACAGAAACGATGGCCCAATAGTGCAAGCTGTAAGCAGTATCTATTAAGCCGATAACCGGTTTCTTTTTTTCTTTTGCAAACTGTAGGAATAATCCTATAGCACCTACAGAGCCGCCGGGGCCATCCACATTAAAGACAATGCCTTTAATGTTTGGATTTTGATTTGCAAAGCGTAAAGCGCCTACAATCTCATCGGCACCATAAGTACAGAGATCACCGCGTTTAATTACCGGACCAATCATATTCACAACAGCTACAGATCCTTTGGGGATTTCCAGTTCTCCATCTTCATCTGGTAGCATCCTTTTATTGTTCTTGTCGAAAATATCCAGAAGCGCTGCAGACGATTCCCCAAAAACCAAATCTTCGCCGCCTATTATTTTAGAAACAATTGGAGCAAAAGAAATAATGCTTTGGGTATCCAAAAGCCATTCGCCTTTATAAATGTCTTGCAAAATGGGGTTGACCTTCATTGTAAATCTATTTAAAGGCTAAAGTATAGGAAGGGCTAATTTTACGGTGTGACAGGTTTTAACGGCATTTTAAAATACAGCGCCAACAAAATAACCTGTAAAAAAAGCGCCAATTGCGCCAAGGGCCCATAAAAACCAATTTGATTTAGGTTTTGAGATTTGTTCAACCTGGTATAAGTTTTCCATAAGTAAAAACGAACGCTTCCAGGAAGAAACTTCATTTTGGGATTCTTGAAAAGCAGATTGATACTTTTCGGCAGCCGATTTATATTTGGCAATAATCAAGTTGTTCAGCTTACTTTCTGCGCGCTTGCGTTCCAGCTCCCTAAGATCACTCTCAACGTGTTGAAGGAATGAAAGGCTAACGCTGGTAGAATCTTCTTGCGATAAGGTCACGAAGGGAATCAGCATCATTAATACGATAAGGCTCGTTTTCATAATCTTTATTTTCTAAGTTTTTTATTTCTTCCTCCAGGTCTTGGCCTTCTTCAAAATCACTTTCCGCAGCTTCTCGGTAGGTTTCTGCGATTTTCGAAATACTATCCCGTTCGTGCTCCAATTGCTCTAATTCGGATGCGCTTTCCGTTTTGAAAAGTTCGAGTGCATCATCTTTCGCGTTATTTTCCCCGGTGATCTGTATGGCATAGACGCCCAAAATAAAAAAAGCAAGGCCTAATATGATTAGGTAGTGGGTTGGAGTTAGTTTCATAGCCGTACCTTTTTGTAAATTCTGTAAGCTAAATATCCAAAGGCTAAGAAAGTGATTGTTGTTATTGCAATATTCAACCAGGTATAGCCATCGCTAAAAATCATAAATAATAATCCAGCCAGGGCTATAATTGCCGCGATTGTGATTATGTAAAAAAATACTTTAATTCCTTCTGTGTTCATCTTGTTTTTATTTGATTTGTTGCCGACATTGATGTCGTTAACATAGGTTAATATTAGTGTTTATAGGGTTTCCCTTATTTGATTGACTCAAGCCACCGCATAATTACATGGGCATATTCAGATTCACTAATAAAATTTAAACTCTCGCTTTCATCGCCAAAAAAGGGCTCTACAATAATGGCATTGGCAGGCATGTAATGCAAGAACCACCAACCGCGATCAGAGGAGGTTGCTTTTTTTGAGCCGCGATTGTGATTGCAATAATGGTTTGAAATCATTCGGCAATATTCTTTGCCCCAGGCAGCTGTTTTCTCGTTCCCGGGATAACTCACGGTTTCCACGCCATGGCCAACGCCATTGTCTACATTATCGTAAGCATTAAAGTGGAGCTCTACTATAAGATCGTAGTTATGGGGGCGAAGCTGCTCACCAAGTTTCCGCATCTGCGACTTATAGCCGCCCACATTGGGGCGCTGGAACACATCTACATTTCTAAGGATGCTAGCTACTTCTTTGTTGTAAAAATATTCTGCCTGGTGAATAAACTTAGAGTATTTTCCTGGGCTGTCGGCGCTATGGCCAATTACTATTGCTACTTTCATTATCGTCTTGAATCTGGCGCAGGAGTGGTTCTCACACCGTGCATTTTTTTCATTTCTGCATATTCTATTTCCCTACGAATTTTTGAAGGGAGTTCATCTACCTGTTTACCCAGGCTATCGTAAAATTCTTTGGTTTGTAGATTTTGCTTCTCCTGGATCTCCGATTGTTTTTCCTGAATTCCAATTTGTCGGCCAGAAAGTTCAATTACCGCTTTACTACTTTCACTAGCTTCTTTGCGCCATTCGTCGGCATACTTTTGCTGCGTTCTATGTAGGGACCAGGCAAAGTAAGCCACCCCTATTAGGATAATTCCTAATAAACCATAGTCTATAAGCGCACTGCCGGCTTGATCTATTGGCGTCATTAATCTAGATTTAAATGTTTTGAAAACTCCACAATTTCCCGGGTTACCTGGCGACGGCTCTTGGTGAAAAACAAAACTTTTGCAGGTCTAACGGTAAGGCACCGGTTACAATTTTTGGTGACCAGGGCAAACCAATATTGAACACCTTCCTGGAGCTCGTTGTTATGATTTACCTGGAACACATCGCGATTGTTTTGAGAAATGATCATCGCTTCGGTTTCTGCAGAAAATTGTACAGTAGCATCGAGCGTAATTGTATCCATCGCTTCGGTTTCTGCAGAATCTGGAATTAATTGCATTCCTTTTTGCTGGGCTAGTGCAGGGAGGGCAAAAAGTAAAAGTAGGGGGATGACTAGTAATTTTTTCATAAGTAAAGATTTTATTCTTCAAAATTACTTGTGAAATATCTGTTAAGGTGTGACAGGTTTTTATTTTACTTTGCCAGAGCTTTGCAGCCTTTTTAAAAAATGGCCTTCTTCCATTACCCGGTAGTAATAGCGGCGTAAACTTTCTATGCCAAAACCTTCTTCGTAGAGATCGTATTTCACTAAAAACAAATCGATACCCCTGCGCACTTCCGCTTTAGAATTATCGGCCATATGGCCTTCTATGTAAGAAACAAGTGATGTTCTAAAAATGTCTTCTAAATATTCGTTAAGTAACCGTGTGCCGGCCTCAGGGAGTTTTAAAAAAGAGTTAGAGCCATTTACGCATTTGTACATATTTCCAAAAAAGTCTTTGGAGCGCTCCCTGTCCTGGATAGAAAGAAACATCCAGAACTTATCTACTTTTATTGGTCCAGATCCTTCTGGCTTTTCCATAAGGAGCCTAATAATCTTACCAATGGGTTTATTGGTAGTTATCTTAGCGGCTTTCACCTTTTTATTCAAGTACACCGATTCTATTCCTTCAAACTCCTGAAAGAAGAAAGGAACTAGATGCCGTTGTATTTTTACGGGTACTGTAGATCTGCTCATCGATTATTCCGGGGGGATTAATAATCTTAAAAAATATTAAGCTTGGCTCTAAACCGCCATTCCGAACCACCGGTCCCAATTTTAATGGTATAAAGCCAATTCGCTTTACTGTATTGGCAAAAAACTTCGCCGTTAATTTTATAGGCAATAGCATGAACGCCTTTATTATTCTTGCTGGCCCGGGAAAACCGACCATTTTTGTAAGTCGTGATAGTAGATTTAATAGTTTCAAAAATATCGTTGCCTTTTTCATCCCTATCTACTTCTCCCGCTTTCCATGGCGGATTAAAAAAGCTTATCCATTCCCAGGAATGATTGCGCCACCACCAGAGAAAAGCCGTCCAGAGGTTGCGTTTCTTATAGCCTTTTTTTTTCAGCCACCAATCGGCACCATAATCGCCATCTACGGTGTAATTTAAAATCCAGAATTTAATTTTTACTTTAAAAACGTGCTTTAAGATATGCGCCCAAATTACGGCCGTAGAGAAAAAAGCAAGCATAGAAAGGCTGGTCCAGTTCAGGATAATTTTCCAGTACCTAATCCAAAATGCCTTTCTTTCTTGGGGAGTAATCATTTAGAAAAATCTTGAAGGTTCGAAACCGGCTTCATTGAAACCTAAAATTGCGTAAATAATTAACGAAATAAGGATCACGGCCAATGGAAAAAAGAACCGATGTGCTTCTACAAAATTTGAGGAACTGTAGTATTTTCTAAAAAATTTAGCATCTAATTTTTTCAGAATAAGAACTTCCCTTTCAGTGAGAGAATTCCTGCTTCCTAAATACTGAAATTGTTGTTCCCAGTCCAGCTCTTCAAAATCAATAGTATTAGTTCTAAAATAAAGTTTCCAGATAAAAAACACAACCAGGAAGGGAATAAAAACTAAGGCCTGAATAAAATCAAATCCCGGAGTTAATACATTGTATAATCCAGGCAGGCAAAACAGCACTATTTCTACATTTACCGCTCTAAGACCACGCATTACCTTACCGAAGACTTTGAAATCGTAATTCATAGCTAAGTATTTTACTAATAATTTTCTCATGGTTATGGTTTTAAGAGATTAGATTCAGTTAAAGTCATTACACTTCAGGCGTTTCTGGTGCTACCTCATAATTTCTTGTATGCAATTCCCAATCTTCTGGTTGAGAATCTCTCACGGGGTTTTGCTCGTTATCAAGTAGCAATGAAGATGCGTAGAGATTGTCTAACTGATTTTCGAGAGGCTCGGTGTGCACAAGATCTTTTGCGAGGAATGACCAGATAGCATTAATATCTTCCTTTGTTCGCATTCGTTGATTGCTTTCAATGAATTGATAGTCGAAAAGTGGCTGCCCCGGTTGCGGGTTCTCATTCTCAATCACTTCATAATCCTGAATATTCAAATTTCGGGTGCCGCTTATCGCATCCCTTTCATCCCTTGAAATAGTGATAAATACAATGCCTTGTTTTGTGCCTTTTCGGCTGGCGATTGTTACGGGTACTTTTGATATTATTCCTTTCATAATTTTAAATTGTTAATCCATTTCCATTGTTGTATATAGCTGAAATTTCACCTACGTTTAACGCTTTATTTTTAAAAATACCTAATTCATCAATTTTCCCCTTAAAACCGATGTTCGACGTCTGATTTCCATGATTGCCTATAATTACTGAATCAGAGCCATTGATTGTTCCTGTATAATTAGAGTTACTAGTTGTTAAAGAAATTTCAGTATTATTTATATAAATTTTAAATCCTGAAGGCGTTTTTGATCCATCATAAGTAACTACACAATGATACCAGTTGTTATTTTGGAAGCTTCCTCCCTCAGCGTACATCGAACCATTACCTTCTAAGTAAATTCTCATTTTACCTCCAACTAAATACAGATACCATTCTCTCTGAGCTGCCAATTTGTTGATAATCATCTGATCTACGGTTATGGCTTCCGTATTGAACCAGAATGAGAAAGAAAATGGAATGTCGTTCACTCCATTTGTAAAAGAGAAATTATTAGAATCTGGAATGCTAATGCGATTGCTAAGAGTGTTATTGAATGAGAATGAATTTCCAATTTTACCCGGCACTCCAATAGTAGCACCGTTATTAGTTCCGTGGTTTGCTCCCCAACTATCTATAACTTGATTGCTCGAAGCTTCGTCTAATTTATAGTAAGATACTAAGCCAGCTACAGGAAAGCCAGTAGTAGTAGTAGTAGTAGTAGTAGTAGTAGCAATATTTGAAATTTTAATTTTATTATAAAATTCATCTATTACTGTAAGAGTGATGTCGTATTGAGTGCCGGGAGTTAGTCCTGTGATATAACCACCACTTGCTGAAATATCATTTTTATAAACTCCATTGGCATAACATTCGTAATAGTCAATAGCATTTACAGAACTTGGTGGTGTAAAATTAAGTTGTAAAGCGGTGTTATATTTCGTACCTATTGAAAGGTTGGTGACGGGATTTGGGGTTGTAGTATTTTGAATTCTTTTAACAGTAACACCTTTACTTTGAGCATCTGTTATATCTGCATCGCTTGGGTCTAAATCTTTATGAACATAAATTTTTAGTCCGCTTTTAGCATAAAAAAAAACATTATTATTAGTTAAATCATCGCCAAAAAATTTACAATTGGGTGCGAATATTATATTTATATTTCTTCCTATTCCTAGAGCTGTAATTTTAGTTATAGAAGGAAGATTTAAAAAATCAATAGGTGCGTCTTCCAAACAATAACTATCCAAAATAGTCAAGCTATTTAGCTCTAATTTTGCTAGCACATTTGATCCTCGGCAAAATTGAGGACCAGTAGTAACCAATCCATTTGCAACGACTTCTATAATTGGGCAGTTCTTAAAAGTTATACTCCCCGTAGATTTCCAATGACTATCTAAATCCCTCCACCATGTTAAAGCATACGCTTTCCATAGAAAGTTAGATCCTGTATTATAATCCTGATTAACCCTTGCTTCAATACTGTCACCAACAATTTGAAAAATAGGGATATTATTTGCAGAAATATTAAGAAGACCAGCCAAAGTAGCTTTATCTGGAATTGTAGAAGCAACCCCACCAATAAAAGTATTGGGTTTTAAATTAACCTCATTTCTTTGCCCAAATATTGCATCTGTTAATATCATTCGCTAAATCCTCCGTTAAGTGATAGTTTGTTATTAATTGGTTCTACAAAGCAATGCCCCATTTTATTTTCGGTTAAAATAGTTCCGTTAGGTGCTAACAATGTTGTTCCTGCAATGGTGGCTGTAATAGTTAGGGCTGTCACTATGTTACATTCAAAGCCGGCTCCTAATCCTGCTGTAGGATAAGTAAGAGTAGAATTTACTGTAACATAGAGTTTACGACCATTGTCACTAACAGCTAAGTTTCTGGAAGCGTTCACTTCTAATGGTGGTAGGCTTAATCTATTATTTATACTTGATTTTTCCGCAGTACTTAAATCATTGGCAAGGTTGGATAGCCTTGTATCGTCGAGTTCAGCTATCGCTGCATCCATTTCTTCCCTGGTCACATAAGCAGTAGGGACCGGGGCTTCTTCCCCGCCTATAAGTTTAACATCA